TGCACGATGAAATACAATAGGCAGCGGACGGCGACGGGTTTTTGAACCGCCCCCCGTGTTGCTCCCCGTTCTTTGGCGTTTTGGTGGGAAATCATTGGGTGCTTCATCTGATTCTGACTCATCTGAAGTACCAACATCAAGATTCTGTGATTGTGTCGGTGTCTTAAAATTGTTAGCTCCATCTGATTCTGACCCATCTGGCGTACCCGTAACAAGGTCCAATAATTGGCCTGTTGCGGATGCAGGTGTATCGTTTGTATATTGCCCATCAAAACCTTGGTTGTTATTTTGAAATAGATTGTTTCCTATCCATGATTGTTGTTGTCCTTCTGTTAAAACTCCCATAATATTACCTCGCGGACGTTGTTCACTCCATGCAGGTCGGTTCAGCTGAAGCACACTCATTCTATTATCATCAGGAGACCATGTTCGATTAATACCTGTCAAAGTTGCAATATTCGCACTATATTTGGGTTGTATATTGACAACCTGATTTACTTTTTGAATACGCTGCTGCTCCTGTTTGACCATAGAAAGTATATCATCGCTAATCGCGCCATTTGAAATGACTGTATCGCCAGTGATAAAATCACCAGTGGTTGCATTAGATGTTGACATATTGAGTGCTCCAGTGAATGCATTTATTGCACAGTCTAATTGTATACTTTCTTGTGTGTTATTTGATGAAGTATTTTTTTCGTAATCTAAAATATCTTTGAAAAGATTTGTGACAGCGATATGTATATTATTTTTATAGTCAGTTGCCCCCTCGGATTGTGGAACATAATTACTCACTGAAATTAGTATCTCATTCAATGATGTGTCTTGTATATTTGATAACCGCGGAACAATTATCTGTATACTAGTGTTTTTCATTGTAGTAATAGCTATATTTGGGTCAGATCTCGATGCTTCTATCGCCCTTTCACTTTGTTTGCGGATTCTCTTATTGGAAGAGTAATTCGATGTCTTTAATCTATCTATTTCGCTTTTTACTCCCTCGACAATGCTTTCATAATTTCGCTGAAAATCGGTATATCGGAATCTTGCGTTAAAAAACATGCCCAACATAAGTTCAAAGTTGTACATATAAATATGTTCGTCTCGGTTAGTTAATATGTCTTTATCCTGAGTGACATTGGGTTGTTCTAGTATTGCGTTGCATATATTCTTGATAACCGAGCTTTGTTGAGTAGTATGACTCGTAATCCAGTCACTCACATTCTGGTTTGTATTTGTTGTTGTAATTATGGACATTGTGGTCTCGTCATTTAACCTAATTTCATTTTTATGTGGAATAAGAGTATTAGAATCAGAATCAGAAGTGTCCGCTTGTCTAAAATATTCTGGAATCGCTCCAACGGGGGCTGCTCCGTCAAAAAGTGTGGTTACGTCCATGAGTTCTTTAAACCCAGTATCAGCCTCTATTGAGTTGAGAAGGTCGTGAAGGTTATCCCTCAACATAAAATCAAATGCATACGTATTTTGTGCAACATTACTGTATTTGCGAAGTGCATTTTTTATTGATATGATGTGTTCGTAAAAACTTGGGGTTCCTCTTGAAAAATCAATTGACATATAAATGTTTCGAGGGGTTATCTTTCGCGGGGCTGGATTTTGCGGGGGTGTATCTTCAAGCTGAAATGTATTTTCAACTGTGTTCGAATATGGATAATAGGGAGTTACCCCAATGTTCCATTGTGTAACCGTGTTATGCAAAGGAAGACTATTAGTATCAATCGTTAAGAAGTTCTTTTCAGAATTAAACATGACTACATAATGGTCGATTTCTTGCGTGATTGTAACATACCTATTTCTCTCTAGAACATCAATTATACACCTTTTTTCAAGTGAATGTTTTTGTTCATTGGAACTATTTTTTACATAATTTAAAGGTGTGAACGCTACACCACTACCATCTTCAAGGTTGACTCTATCGCTCTTTAAAATGACCTTATTCATAAATTCTTCTCCAAGAGTAGTAATTCCGTCAATTTTATAGTCATGGCCATATGCTGCATCCTCTGTAGCAGCAATGATTTCTGCCAGAGATAAGTTATCTAATTTCGTTTCATCAAGTGCGTCTATCCCTATCGGGTGCATTGTTGAGAAAATATCAGTTGCCATTTGATGTATCCATCTGGGAATAGTAAACATTGTATTAATTGTGCCATTCATAATCATGTGCTCAAATATTTCAATAATACCTATAAACGAATATGCTTTCTCTTCGATGTCGCCTGCTTCAGATGTAGATGTGTGAGTATATAAATACTCTTGTGATACAAATGTGTCAATAAGTCTTTTGTAATTTGCCCGAATAACTCCTACAAACTTGTCATTGGCGTGTTTAATATTGACAGCATCATCTGCCCATTTTTGCATATTTTCCATAAAACCATTCTCAATATTATATTTTCCCGCAAGCGAATCTTGCTTATCTCTGATTAATTTAATAAATGTATTTTTAAAGTTGTCTATCACTCCTTTATTTGGTTCGGATACGGATATTTCAATTAGGTTTAGTTGTTTGTATACACCGAGCATAACTTCTCCTTTCATACGATTTTCGTCTTCCGAAAACCCCTGTCCATTATAATTTTGGAGGATTTCTAAAAATCGGTTATCTTGTTCATCAAATAAACATTGCATAAAAATAGCGGTTGCTGCGATTTCTCTCTTTTGTAAAATGATAGTCTGTGTTATTGAAGATGACTTGCGAGAAGACAAGATCAAATATGGATGTTCAACTTCGCGTCCGAGTGTTGTTGCTTCTGCGGCGGCAATAAGGTCAGAGCTTAAATAAGAAAAACATGGAGGTACTACTCCACTAAGAGAGAAAGATTGCCGAGGCACTAGTGTATATGCATTTCGAATAGTTGATCCAAACTGTGCAACATCAGACATACTTTTGATGAGTAGAGTATACCAGAGCTCTGCGATGTACAACATGTCTGGCTTGGCCAACTTTTCTTTTGCACTACGAGACTTAATGGCCTGAAGTGCTTTGTTAACAATATTACTTATCATTGTACGATGGATTTCTGTTAGTGAGCTACGAGATAATGATTCTAGTTCGTATACAAGGTTTTCTGCATCTTGGACGGGTATCATATCTGTCGTAATGCGTTTCGCATTGGTGTTCTTAACAAACAATACTGGACTTGGATTTATATTATTAGTAATTTCGGAATGTAAGTCAATACATCTTTGAACAAGTCGAGCGAGACATTTATTAGGCGTGCCATCGTTTTCAGTTGCATCAATAGAGTAGCTTCCAATACTGACCTTTCTATTTGCACGATTCGTTCCAATCTGAGAATTAGCCTCATACGTCGCCACATCAGTGTTCTGGTTTTCATTATCGTTGTTAGGTTCCATCTCTCGTTCAGATATATAGATATTAAATTGCTATATATTAGCGTAATATAATATCTCCGTTAAAAGTTCGCGTCCATATCAAAGACCCCAGTCGTCTCGTTTTTCTCGGCTAAAGCGTACTCCGACGCACGATTTTCGAAAAGGTTAGGTCGCGTGTTAAGGCAATTTATTCTGTTCACCAAAAGCATTCGCCTTGTGTTTTGGGCGTTTTCAATATGTCATGACACACTGTGAAATCGTGCAACGAGTTAGTATAACATTCTGAATAAATTACGTGCGAATTCGTATATAGATAAAGAGAATAGTCTTTACTAATTGTATAGTATATTTATTATATTGCATTACATGAATCTATCAAACGTCAAAGATTTGGAGATCGATTTAGCCAAGCGCGATAAAATTCTAGGTGATATGGAGGCTCAACTCTACGCTAAGCGATTTATGCTTCTTCAAAAACGAGCAGCTCTTAAAAACTCAATGAAGCAAAATCGTTTCTTGGCAGATGTGAAACGAGATTACGACAACTATCACGAGTTTTTGGTTAATCAGAAGAGAGAACAGATTAACGCATTAGAGTACATCAACAAATATGTGGAGGATATTGTCACAGAGGGTGGAGTAAACGACGAAAAAATAAAAGAAACTCGTATACAACAAGAATGGATTTTGAGTGAGCTACAAAAGATTAAGAAGGAATTAGATGATATTGTAAACACCTCATCATAAATATTACAATTACATTATTTATTCTATGCATACATGTATACGTAGACTAGACTATACGTAGAATGGTTGAATATATCTATTATGATGGCATCGGAACAAAAACCAAAGTAAAACACACTGTAAAAGAGTTTTTACAAATAATGAATAAACATTTTAATGTGGAATGTTCCGAGTTTTTAGCTGATTTACAATATAAACCATGCGTTGAATATAGAAATAGTAATCGCAAAATGATGAAGGCGAATAATTTTACCAGAACCAAAAAGGAAGCGATAAAACAGCAAAAACTAATGAATAAATGTAATAAACACAAACAAACGATGAAAAAGAGAACGTGTAATGTAAATGAATATGTTAAGTTTAGCGGAGCACAAAGAAAAAAGAAGGATTCTACACCGAAAGATATATAAATCATAACACTAATATGGGTGTAATATTGAACGGCTCGCTATCACTAGATTCTTGAGTTATCAAAAGTATAGCCCATATCAATGTATGTAGACATTGAATAAAATATTTGTATTTACTTAGTATATAGAACAACCAACAGTATGAGTGTTTCCGACGTAAAGGCACAGTTTGAACTTGCAAAACAAGGACTCAAAGCCATACGAGATAAGAATAGCGCGGTGCGTCAGGCCGCTGAGCAGGGGAACCAATCTATTATTGATGAAATTAATCAAATAAATGATAAGATTGCACGTATCAAGGAGCTTGTCGGCAGAAGTAACCAGCTTGATTCGGCTCTTAAGGCAAAGGAAGATGAACTAGAGGCTCTCCGAAAAGAAAAGGATGGACTAAATAATGAGTTTACAGGAGTGAAACAAGAGCGTGATAACTTGCAACAAAAGTTGCGCGAAAACGAAGAAAATCTAAACAGCGTGAATGCACTTATCGTTACTCGCGACGAGGAATCTCGCGAAAAAGACCGCCTAATGGGAGAATTAGAGCAGAAAATCAATGACGAACGTGGTAAACTTGACCAAATTAATGTAGATCTTCAAGACTTGTTGGGTGACATTACTCAGGTGAATCGCGAGATTAATGATACTGATGGTGAAGTGCAAAATCTAAACAAGTACAACCAAGAGACGGTTGAGAACATTCGAAATCTTCTTCAAAAAGTAAACTTAGATCTAAACGATATTTTAAATATGCCTCAACCACCCGCGTCACAGATGCAGCAAATCCGCGAACAACGCATGATATCCCGTGCTCAACCAAGAGACGAACTTGAACAAGGAGTTCTTAGCAATATGTTTCAGCAGCAAGAGCAGCTACCATCCCCTATGATGGAGCAACTTAGCCCCGAAGATATGGCTGTAGCTGAAGCAATGAACCGTGATGTTCCAGAGAACCGCCCAGATTTGCAGCGCCTACAGCAAGAAGAATCTAGGCGTGCGGTTGCTGGTCCATCTAGACCCATATATCTAACGGAATGGAAAAACATGTTAACTCCAGAAGAGATGCGGGTGTTCGATAGTGTTCCAGAAGAACGGGCTGCATTAGAGGAGGAGGGCAAACGCCGTCTTGCAGAAAAGAAGGCAAATCAAGGTTTTTCGACTGGTGGAAGACGTCGCCGTTCTCGCAAGGTTCGTGCCATCGCGCGCCGTAATAGAATAACTAAGAATAAAAAGGGTGGATATGTAGCTATTTACAGACAAAAGTCAATGAAATCAAAGAGCTCAGGTAGAAAGAAGTCGAATCGTAACACGTCTTCTTCAATTGGAACCAAACAGAGTCGTAAGCGTTAAGATAGAATGTGTAGATAAGTTTTTTGAAAAGTAGTGGATGATGATATTACTCTTCAATATGATTTTTTGGCGTGGGTTTATTGTATTATATTGTGTTGTATTGTATTTGAACAAGTATTCTGTTTGCATTACACTTTAGAGTGCGAGAATATTGTTTTATCGAACGATAAAATATTTTATTAGTACAGTATATAGTTTCTACTGCAATGTCGTCCTTGAAAATGCAGAAAATGATGAACGGCCTCTTACATAATAAGTTTGTGTTATATGCAACCGTCGTGTTTACGTCCATCAATATATTTGGTTATATGATGTCAAACTGCACGTATACTGTAGCGTTTTTTGCATTAACGGCATTTGTGACATCAATGTTCACCAAAAATATGATTCTTATTTTGGGCGGAAGTCTTGCACTTACGAACAGCTTCATGGTGTGCAAGGTTGCAAAGGAGTCGTTCACTGGTGGGAATAACGTAGAAAACTTTGAGAGCAAAGATGGCAAAGATGGCAAAGATGGAGAGAAATCAGGTAAAGACACTACCTCCACAGACAACTCTGCTTCAGATTCATCTACTGTAGACGAAGCAGCGTGTAAAAAGAAGAAGGGACACGAATGGAAAGATGATATGTGCGTTGAGAGTGAGGCTAAACAAGAGTCAATGACAACAGGATATAAAAAAAACAACCGTATTGACTACGCATCCACTGTTGAGGATGCATACAATGACCTCGATAAAATTCTCGGATCCGACGGCATTCAGAGCCTTACCAAGGATACTCAGAGCTTGGTTAACCAGCAGCAGCAGATGATGAAGCTGATGTCAAATATGGGTCCCATGGTGGGACAAGTAAAGGAAATGATGCAGAGCATGGGTGGAGCTGAAGGTATGCAGAAGATGATGGGTGGATTAGCTTCTTCTTTGGGTGGAAGTAAGTAAAATCTGACAAAGAGAGAAATGTCATAGTGGGAACCACCACCAACCCGATTTCAATATTATATGTGAGTAATATATACGTACAACATATACTATCGCGAATTCACATGCCCAAGAAGTGTCCTCCAGGAGTGATATGTGTCGAAAACGTCACCCTCTTCAGCATCTTCGTTGTTTTAGGAATCGTTGTATATATTGGATATCCGCGATTGAGAGAATATACTTCGGCATATACGCAATCTAATGCATTATCAAGTGCAACTAATAACAACGCATACATGTTTAACTTGCCTGGGCGAGCGGTATTCGACGACCCAGTCGCGTCTCATTATGACATGCTGATGAAGCCTGGGCACGGATATACTACCAATCCCCAAGACGTTCTCATGAACCCGTATGTTCCTCCAGTAAATATGGCAAATAATCTTCCTGCTATGAGCACGCCAATTTCGCATCCATATGTGCCGCCAGGTCGCATGGCAGTCAATGTGTCAACGAGCGTTGGACAGATAAGAGCAAACTATTCGCAAGTGGGTCTTCTTACCCCTGTCGGGGGAAACGATAAGATTCTAGCACTTATGGGACGACAGCTGCATACGAGTCGACAGAAGTGGCAGTACTACACGATGAGTGATAATAATAACAGTGTAAAGCTTCCAGTTATTAAGAATGGACGTAGTTGTACGAACGAGTATGGTTGTGATGAATTAAGTAACGGAGAGACAGTATTTGTAGAAGGCTACAATCAAGCATTCCGCGTCACCGTATACGAGAACGATGCGTTGCAATATATTCCATATTTATAGCCGCAACCCTTACATTTGTAAATTATATAATAGTTTGGATTTAGAGAAGAAACACTATCTTCTGTTATATTAGAATGTTTAGCAAAGTTTTTTTACTTGCTTCGCTTATGTGCGTCAATGCCGCTTCTTCCACTGTATTAGGAACACTTCAAACCAGATTTAGAGACTGGGTTACTCGTCATGAGATTCATTTCATCAATAATGCACGCGAACTTAGAGCCTTTGAGAATTGGGTGGAGAATGATAGACACATTGACATGGTTAATGCAAAGAATATGACATACACTCTTGGCCATAATCAGTTCTCTGGCATGGACATAACCGAGTTCGCTCTCTACTTGGGTTTAGACGCAACTGCTGGTGCCAGAACAGTGAACCTGCGTGGCCCAGCCCTTTATTTAAATGAGATTAAGGTTGCCAGCTCTGTCGACTGGGTTGATAGTGGTGCAGTGACCCCTGTGAAGAATCAGGGACAATGTGGGTCTTGTTGGTCATTTTCTACTACTGGTGCACTTGAAGGTGCATACTTTGTGAAGTATGGTACTCTGAAGTCATTCTCTGAGCAGCAGCTGGTGAGCTGTGATAACCGCCAGCATGGCGGAAAAGATATGGGATGCAATGGAGGCCTCATGGACAACGCATTTACGTGGATTAAGAACAACGGAGGTCTCTGCAGTGAGTCTGATTATCCTTACACTTCGGGGACCACGACGAGTGCAGGTACTTGTGAGACAACTTGTGTGAATGTTGCAAATAGTATGATTCACTCTTTTGCTGATGTTCCTGTCAAGTCTGATGACGATATGATGGCCGCACTTAACGTGCAGCCAGTGTCTATTGCTATTGAGGCGGACCAGAAGGATTTCCAGCTTTACAAGTCTGGCGTATTTACTGGTGATTGTGGAACTTCACTTGACCATGGTGTATTGGTCGTTGGTTATGGTAACAAAGATGGAGAAGATTACTATCGCGTGAAGAACAGCTGGGGAACTACATGGGGTGATGCAGGATATATTTATCTCGGCCGCGGCAAGCAATACAACAATGGTTCTGGACAGTGTGGCATGCTTTTGCAGGCGAGTTATCCTATCATGTAATTTTTGTGTTATCAACCCGTCACTTTTAGATATTTTGTAAGTAAGTAAATAAATAATTAAGTAACACCATATGAATGTTTACCATATGGTGTTTCAATACACGATTGAATGTTTACCGCTCATGCACGCGTCGAGTGAAATACTTGTGTTGCATCATTCCATTTCTTGCTTTTCGAGTTTTCATTCGATGTTTTTTCGACGAGCCTGATGCATTTCCTGCTTGTTGATTCAGACTATTGCTATCTGACATGTCTACATTTTCAGGGGAGGCATTTATATCAGAAGACGGAATATCTACATTGTTTTCATCTGTTTCTTCCATGTCATATTGCACACCATCAGAGCCTCCCTTTTTCTTCTTATTATTCTTCTTACTCTTTTTTTTATCACTATCATCATCATCGGTTGAAGATGCAGTGAGTGATACCGCTCCATTAACAAGCTTATCATTTGCTGCCGTATTTGCTTGAATAGGTTCTTGATACTCTCCTCTTCCCATTTCACGCACAACTGCACGTGCAATATGGTCTGCAAAATCTGAAAATGTAAAGTTTCCAATTTCGGGAGAACGAGTTGATTCGCTATCACCTTCTTCACTATCTTCGTCTTCGTCGTCATCTTCTTCGTCTTCTTCGTCTTTCTCGTCTTTATCTTCATCTTCTTTGTCGTCATCTTCTTCGTCTTCTTCGTCGTCATCTTCAGCTTGGGCATCCTGTTCTTTTCCCTCTTCCTGCTGTTCTCCTTTTCCCTCTTCCTGCTTCTCTTCTTTTCCTTCTTCTTCTTCTTTTCTCTCTTCTTTTTCCTCTTCCTGCTTCTCTTCTTTTCCTTCTTCTTCCTTTCTCTCTTCAATTGACTTATTTTTGTCGTCTTCATTATCAATTGCACCTTCGGCAACGGGTTCTCCCGATGATTCGGGAGCATTATCAACTTCGGCAGGCAGTTCAGTCGAGCTAGAATCAGAGTTATCATTGTCGCCAGATACATCATCATTTGTGAGTTCATCTACTTTATTAACTTCCGATGGAGGTTCTTCAATAACAGGGTCGACATCTGAATCAGGTGAAGGCATTGTTACTTTATCAGTATCTTCACTCAATTGTTCTGTTGTCTGGGGTTGTTCAGTAGATGTACTGTTGATATTGACAACTGGTTCAATAGGGGCAGGTGTATTTGTATTTACAATCGGAGCATCACCCATCATATCAGCAGCCGCATCAGTAGTTGTTTTTTTATCTGTATCAGTTTGTGTTGTTACTACACCCCCGCGAAGCGTACGACGATGAAGTCGCCCGCCCTGTTTATTTTTTCTATCTCTAAATGTCTTATTCCCGCGTATGTATTTTTTTTCATTCATTCTCTTCTTTCTAGTCTGAAAAATAGTCTGCCTTATCTTAGACAATTTACCTTTAGATAACTTCATGTTATGTACTATTATATAATGGTGATATTATTTTTTTGTATATTGTTAGTATAGCAAGATTATCATGTCAGATAAAGAAACCATTACAAAAATTACAAAAAGCGGTGGGAAACTATGCACTGATTGTAAACTGCACGTTATTAAAAGCTCCCAAAAGTCTAAGACAGTTTCTGTGCGTTGGACAAAAACAGAAAAAGGTGGGGAGTTTAGATTAAACGTTATTGGTCTAGCTGATAATGAAGCAACAAATATTATATTTAATGATAAAACAAACTTTATGATGGATGGTCCAGTAAGGCTATCTTTTTACAAGAATATCGACTTGGTCATTGATTCTCAGGTTCCAGACTGCATGGCTTCTCTCAAGTTTAAAGATAATAAAACGGGACAGACTCTTATGTGTTATATACCATTCATCTCTGGTGAAAAAATTACTCCTGGGACAGAGGTAATTCATCGTATAGTAGAGGAGGTTATTAAATATCAATCAAACGAAGATGACCCTGCTTCCCAGATGGTTGATATGAATATGCTTGACTTATTTCCAGATAAGGGCGAATATTATCAAGGATATAGCATGGCGGATGGGGCTATCGTAGACAAGAGTTCTGAAAGACAAGACGTGGTTATTGTGATAAACACATTTCAGGCAATCCTTGGAGAGGATATGAAATCGTTGGAGAAGTTATTTGACATAAATGCCACTGATATACCTACTATCATACGGCTTCCCGGGAAAAAAATAAACATCTCTACATATAATAAGTCGAGCAATCCAACCACCGAGGGGCTGGCAAATATGAGTTCAAATACAAGTTCTGATGATATATATATTGATTGCCATCCTGTGGGGGTAGATGATGATACAGAACAAGTAACCGTTAAGTATGACAAAACTGGAATTACTGCACAATGGCATTGGGTATTTTATATCATTTTAATGTTTTCATTAGTTATTATTGTCATGTTAATTATATATGGAATGAACTATTTTATCCGCGAATATCTTTCATAAATACAGAATGTTTCGCCGACGAATGATATCTCATGAAATATTGTCGTGTAATACACTACAGTATTTGATTTGTGTTCACTTTGTATCATGTAGTTAGTTAGCTACTAGTTGAGGGGGCTTCCATCAAACTTTGGTAGAATTGGCTGAATATTATTATTTACATTAGAAGAAGGAGAAGATGAAAAACTAGTTGTTGAAAGAGGTACCATATCTGCAATAATTTCCTGCTCTAATGTATTATCAATTGACTGAACTGTAATTGGTGCTTGCGCAGATACGATTCTAGCGTTAAAGTCATCTGTAAGCACATTCTGTGGTTCTAATGACCCTGGCTGAAAGTCTGCTGGTGTATTCGATATATCGGGAATAGATGCAACCTTGCTGCGGTTATTACGATTGCTGACAATAAGTTTAAAAATAAGTGCAATCGCTAAAACCCCGACCATTGGATGGAAAAATGTGAAAGAAACGATAACCAACATACATAGTGCAATGAGACCATATAAGCTGAGGCTTGCATTGTTAATTAAGGCAGGCACACTTCTGTCGGTTATAATATATATTAATATCAGTCCACCGACAATGATATCTTTTCCGTACTCTTTTATAGAGTTATCGCTAGACATGTTCTATATGTTATAATTCGAGAATAAATCGTTGAGATATGTATGTATGTCGAATCTGGCTGGAGATAAATTGATTTATGTATAAAGACTTTCTAAATACACTATACATAACAATATTTATCATTCATTTATAATGGACAAGTTTGTTGTCAAAAAGAGTTCACTTGTGCTGGCAGACACCTGTGTTGACAGGCCAGAAATAAAAAAGATAGTCGTAACTACATCCGCTGAAAAAAAACTGAAATCTACAAACCCTACAACACATTCATCTAGTATCACTGCTGCCAAAAATAAATTAAAATCTATTGAAACAAAAAATGCCACCAAATGTGCGGTGGTGTCGTGTGGAAAAGAAACGGTTCTTGGAACAAAAGGTTATTCTATAAACAAAAGTGATTTTACTCCAGAAGAAATTAATAATTTGAAGACCGAACTTGTAGCTAAACCTAATACACAAGGGGGGTTTTCGACCGTGGCCGCTGTAAAGAAGTTCCCGATTTATAGGGAATCCACGTCGCGACTATATATGCCAAGGTACTTTGCAGAACAGCGATTTGGTATTGCAACTCGTATGAAAGTATCGATGGGCGACGATATTGATATTCCATTTGCAGGAACACTTCGTGACAATCAGGTTCCAGTAGTAGACACGTACATTGCTCATGTACAACGTGGTGGTGCCATGGGCGGGGGAGGACTTCTTGAGCTTCCATGTGCATACGGAAAAACAACATTGGCACTTTATATCTGCTCTCAACTCAAGGTGAAGACTCTTGTGATTGTTCATAAAGAGTTCTTGCTTAACCAGTGGGTAGAACGCATTCATCAGTTCCTTCCCACCGCCCGAGTGGGGCGTGTTCAAGGAACATGCATTGATATTGAAAACAAAGATATTGTGATTGGCATGCTTCAATCTCTATCGATGAAAGACTACCCCGACAACACATTTTCGAGTTTTGGGCTAACCATTATCGACGAGGTTCATCATATCTCTAGTGAGGTCTTCTCATGTGCCCTTTTCAAACTAGTTACTCGGTATATGTTGGGGTTATCTGCAACAATGAATCGCAAAGATGGAACTACTAAAGTGTTTAAGATGTTCCTTGGTGATGTGGTGTATAAGGGTGACCGCGACCAAGAACATGACGTAATTGTACGTGGGATTCAGTACAGGTCAGATGATGAAGACTTTAACTCTCTTGTTACGAATTATAGAGGCGATATTGTTTATAGCACAATGATTTCTAAGCTCTGTGCTTATAATAAGCGGTCTGAGTTTATATTACGCGTTGTTGAAGATATGTTTCGCGAGAATGGTGCACAGCAAATTATGATACTAGCCCACAACAAAAGTTTGCTAACATACTTGTATAACGCAATAGATGAACGCAA